CCTTAACCTTCAGCGGATGCGCCAGCACGACAGCGTCGCAGATGTCGTCCAGCCAGTCGTACATTACCATCCAGTTGCGCGTGGCTTCCAGGACCGCGTGCGAGTTTTCCCGATACCGTTCAAGGAACCCGCCGAGCGACTTGCGATCATTCTTCACCCGCCCGGACCGCAGCGTCTTCCCCGCCGAATCTTGCACGACCAGATGGCTGTAGCTTTTGTGGTAATCCACCCCGATGTGATAGTCATAAGGTGCAGTCACGCTTTGCCCTACTTCATTGAGATTTTCAGAACTCAGGAATGGTAAGCCAAACGGCGCAACGCGTGACCGTCCCAAGATCATCTGCATCTCAGCGATCCGTTCTCTCAATGGGCGCGACCTCTTTCATGCCACCTCCTCGATGTTGGGGGTGTCAGGCCAAGGGGCCGGTGGTGGTGTAGTGCAACACGACAGTGATCACCGCTGCCTTCAGCGCTGCCGCGCCCTCGATGGGCAGGTCGACCGAGGCCGGGGCTTCAGGTTCGACCCAGTCGCAAAGTCCGCCGAGCGTGCGGTCCGCTTCCAGCGCCGTGCCGATGGCGGCGATCAGAGTGTCGAAGGCAGTTGCACGGCCGGTGCCCGCCTGGACAACAACCTCCAATTCGGCGCGATGCTGGTAGTGGTAGCGCAGGGGTGACAACGTTACCTCCGGCTCACCCGGCTGACCATCGCGCAGGATGATCAGCCCCGCCGCCGGGATCCGCTCGGGCAGGACCTCATCGCGCAGGGTAAGGGCGGCAAGCGGCTGCAGCGCGGCGAGGATGGTTTCGCGGGTGGTGGGCATAACATCCGATGGGTTTGATGGACTCTGGGCTGAAAGTGACGTGTAGTGAGTCAGGGCTGCAGCGAACTGAAGGCGACAGAATTGAAAGAAAACCTCGCGAACGCATACGGATACGCCAGGAGGGTCTGGAAGCGTGGCGCCGCCGAGGTTGAAGCGGCCGCGCCGCATTTGGAGAAGGCTGTCGCTTGGGGCAAGCGTCAGCAGGAGCGCTTGGCACCGCACATTCCGACCCCAAGTCAGATCGAGATCTGGGCGAGGGACAACGCGGCACGGTTCGGTTGGAACGAAAAGCCAAAAGCGAGTTCGCTTGAGCATTTGGAAGAAAGCCTGAACGCGGTCGTCGCGGCCATCCGGCAGGATTCCGAAAAACGAACTCGGATATTTGTGAACACTGTGATCGGCAAGACTGCTGGCATCACTGCGGTTACAAGTATCTCCGCTCTGATAGCGGCTTTCGGTGTCGCTGCAAACGGTGCCGCCATAGGGCCTCTTGTTGGTGCAGCAGCGACGTCAGCACAGCTTTACTGGGTCGGCTCCATCGTCGGCCTCGGTGCCGCGGCTGGTGGCGTAATACTCGCGGGGACAGGGGTTGGTGTCGGAGTCGGCGGCGGTCTCGTAGCCAAGCGCTGGCTCTTCGGTAAGCACAGGCCCGAAGATGATCTGCAGGATCACGAGAAGGCTATCCTCGTGGCCTGCATCACCTTGATCAAGGCGATCCGGCACCAGGTCGAGAGTGGCGCACCGACAACCAGCGCCGAAATGCGCCTTATAGCCGAGCATGCGCTGATCCCACTGGCCAACCAGATCAACCAATATTGGAGCCAGGCAAGCCTGGACGAAGAAGGAATTTCAGGATGTCAGCCATTTACCAAGACGCTCGCCTTCCTGCATCAACGCAAACTCGATCACTGCAGGACAGAAATCGGCCGGATCGCGATCTCGGCCTTGGCCGCGCCGCACTAAGGGACGGACAGCGCAGTGCTGCCGTTGTTATTGCGGTCACCCTCCAGCGGCTGGTTGATGACAGCACCCGCTTCTGGTCAGTTGAAGAGCGGCTGGTGCTTGACGCGCTTCGGCGGTCTTCCGACAACTTGCGTGATGCAGATGTTGGCGAACTCGCTGCCTATGTGGCCGCACTGGATCCGGGGCAGTTGCGGGGCGTCGCCTCGAACATTAAGGGCATCTACCACGAGCTGCTCTATGTTCATGGCGTGAACGCAGACGGGGGAGAGATTACCGCCGAGGTTTTCGGAGCGACCAACCATCCGGGTGCAGATGTGCAGTTCCTCGTCGAGGGGGACGTCATCCGGGAAGTCCAGCTGAAAGCCGTCGCATCTCTTGCGCCAATCCGTGAGCATCTTTCCCGATATCCCGAGATCGAGGTTCTGGCGACAACAGAAGTTGCGGGCAAGATCGAGGGAGTGACCAGCACGGGGCTTTCCAACGAGCATCTGACAGCCAATGTCGATCAGGTTTTCTCGGGACTGCCTGGCGAAGGGCTGCTTCAGGAAGTCGGCGAGGCGGTCGCCACGTCGGCGCTCGTTTCTGGCGCCATCGCTGCAGGCCGTGTTTTGCGCGCAGGTTCGGTTTCGCCCGATCAGTTCCGAAGTGCCTTTGGTGACATGGCTGTGGGGGCAGTGACCGCGACAGTGCTTGATGCGCTGTTGGGTGGCTTTGCCTGAGAAATCAGCCCGGCGATCTGTCCCCCCACTTCGCCACGACCATTTCTGGTATGCCGTCCACCGCCCGCTCCGCATCACGTGCCAGGTCCAGCCGCTTGCGCAGCTTGACTTGAGGAACGAGCAGAAAGATCGGGACAGTCGCGACCCCACGCCCGGTTTTAGACCTGGACGCCACGGCCCGGCCCTTCGAATTCAACCGCCCTTCGGCGACCAGCAGGCTCGGCCCACGGCGACGATAGATGAACCGCAGGCGCAGGCCGGTGCGACGTTCCCATTCGCCGGGAGTGATGCGGCCGCCCTTTGTGCTCTTTCCGGCGGCCGGGGTCGGGATCGCCAGCCAGAACCCGTCCTTGGACCGGATCAGCGGCCCTGTGTCATGCGCGCCGATGATCACCGGCGCGTTAGACCAGACCAGCGCGGCCGCGTTCAGGCTGTCGCCGGATTTGGGGAAGCTGGCGAGGCGGATGGAGTTGCCCAGCCGGGTGCCAAGCCCTGCGCCGGTGATCTGGCCACGCCAGGCGGATTTCAGGGAGGTGCCCGCTTCGCGCATCGCCGCCGACACTGCCTTTTCACCGGCGGCGATTTCGGCCTTCATAAGGGCGACGAGGTCAGGGTCGAACGCAATCTTCAGCTTCATGTTGGCCGCAAGTCCAAGGTCCAGACCAAGCATTCGCGGTCGCGGAGTGGCTCCCCTTGAACAGTGAAGCTATCCACGCCGATCACGATCAGATCTCCCGTGCGTGGATCGGGCAGGTCCGATGCGCGCACATCCACCATTATCGTGTCGCTGACAAAGCGCCCAGCGCCGAATTCTGTGATGCGATCCGGGGCGCGGCGGATGACGCGGATCGGACGTTCCTCCGAGGTGGTGGCGGAAATCCAGACCGCGGCCACCGCCATGGACGGGTTGGCATAGATCCGGTCCATGGCGGCGGCGAAGACGGTCATGGCGGGTCAGTTCGAGGTGTGGATGCGGATCGCGATGCGGGGCCGCTTGTTCACCGGCAGGATCGAGGCTTCCGTCATCAGGTCGATCCAGCGGCCCTTTTCGTCGAGGTGCTGGCGTGCATAGAGCGGCAGGCCTAGGGTGTTGGCCGCCTCGAGCAGGTTGGCGGGGCCGCCATAGGTGGTGAACGTGTCCATGGTGCCGAGCGGAAACGCGATGCCCTCGCTGGCGGGAACCAGCCGTTCGGTGGCCTTGGTAGAAAGCGTGACGGTGCCTGCATATTCCTCGAACACGATGCCCGCGAATGGGAAGTTGCGGCGTACAGCCTGACGCAATGGCTGCGCGCCGGTGGCGGCGTAGAACTTGTAAGCCTCTTCCGTCTTCGGATGCGCGATCAGCTTGTCGAAGAATTCCCGGCTGACGAGGGCATGCACGTCCGTCATGCTTTCGCCCAGCAGGTTGTCCTCAATCGCCCGCAAAACCTCGCGCACCTTGCCCTGCACATTGGTGCCGGCCGTGCCGAGAACGAAGTCGACCAAGATTTGCGCAAGCCCGAATTCGGTGAAATAGTTGTAGAGGGTGGTGCCAGCCCCATCTTTCACGATCCCGCGCAGGGCGTTCATCTCCATGTATTCGCGGGTCTGAGCGTGCTTGCGCCGCATCAGCTGCATCTTGCGGTTCATCACCTCGACCAAGGGATCGGCCGCATCAAACGCGCCCAGCGCGGGTTGGCCTTGGATGTCGCCCGGCAGGATCACGTCATCGTGCGGGATCCATGGCAGGGCGAAGCTGCGCATCGACCGCCCCTCGCGCGTGCCGACAGTGGAGGGGCCACCCAGCGGGACCGAGGGCAGCAGGTTCAGCACACCCTCGTATTGCTCGATGATGACCGACCGCTGGCTCACGCCCTCGAAGCGGAACAGGCCGATCTGGCCGAGGCGGGTGTAGAGGTTGGGCAGGATGTTGATGGCCTGGGTCATCTCGGCCAGCGAGTAACCGCCAGCGTCAAAAGGATTGCGGACAAGGGTCATGGGGTGCTCCGGGGGAAAGATGGGGAAGGGAGGGTAACGCCAAGCGTCAGACGCCGTCGCGGGCGATGATGCCGACAGCGGCAAGCTGGCCGATCTTGGTGGTGATCTTCGCGCCGTCATCGACGGTGGCGTCATAGGCGAGGCCCGCGCGCGAGACGATCGAGGGGCCACGGGCAACGACAATGCCCACAGCATCGGCCAATGTGGCATCGACGGCATAAAGCAGGACAGCGGTCGCGGTCTGCGCGCCGTCGCTGCCGCCGCTGGTGGCCAGCTTGTATTTGCCGCTGGCAGTGATGCGGCCCAGGACCGCGCCGACCGGATAGGGCATTCCGGCAAGCAGGGTGATCACCTCGCGGGTATAGTTCGGGTTGACCTCATATTTGAGGACATCGCCCATGCTGGGCGGTTCCGTCAGGACGCGCATTGGTCACTCTCCATGTTTTGGGGGTGGGGAAGTTAGGGCGCTAAATCAGCGCTTGGCGTCGGTCGCGGCCTTCTTGGCGGCCGCGATGATCGGGCTGTCTTTTGCGGCTGCTGCTGCGGGGGCTGTGGCGATGATGCCAGCGGCATCGCTGCGGGCCGCGAGTTCGGCCAGCACGCGGGCGCGCAGGGCCTCGGGCTTCAAGCCTTTCGTGACCGCATCGGCCGCGTCGATCGTCACCCCGAGCCGGGCGGCTTGCGCACAGACCTGCGCAACTTCGGCGGCCTCGGCGCGAATGGCGTCGGCGGTCATGTTCGCGGGCATAGCATCGGCGGTCGCAGCCAGAGCTTCAGGCGCTGCGCCAATTGCAGGTGTTGCAGCAGGAGGAGCGGCAACCGGTGCCGGGTTCGTGGTGTCTGTGGGTGTGGTGGTCATCTGTGGACCCTTTCTGTTGCTGGAAGTGGTGCCGCGAGGCGCGGCGGCGAAGGCACGGAAGGCGGAAACTGGATCGGCAAGTTCGTCTGCCAGACCGGCCGCGATGGCATCGGCCCCGCGGAACACGGCTGCTTCGGTGGCTAGCGCGGCGGCATGGGTCAGCCGATCCCCGCGCCCAGCGGCGACAGTTTCGGCGAAGAGGAAGCGCACAACTTCCAGCTCGCGCTGCATCTGGTCGTGCACAGCTTCGGGCAGGGGCTGATAGGGATTGGCGTCGACCTTGTGGGCACCGGCATGGATCAGGGTGACGGCGATGCCTTTCTGATCCAGCGCGCCGCTCATATCAGTGTGCAAAGCAACGACACCGATACTGCCAACAGCGCCGGTGCGGGGCAGGATGATACGGTCGGCCTGCGAGGCGAGGACATAGCCAGCCGACAGGGCATGTTCCGCCACGAATGCATGAACCGGCTTTTGGGCCCGGGCGGCGCGGATGCGATCCGCCAGATCGAAGGCCCCAGCGACCTCGCCACCGAGGCTGTCTATGTCGAGCGCAATGCCGCGAACGCCGGGATCGGCCAGCGCCGCCTGCAGCTGGGCGGCGATCCCCTCGTAGGAGGTCAGGCCTGAGGATTGCCCGATCCATGCGCCGCGGTGCACAAGGGTGCCTGCGATCTCGATCACGGCGATGCCATCCACCACGGCATAAGGCTGGCTGCCGCTGCGCTGGTGACGCTGGGCGAGATCGTTCCCGAACAGCGAGGCGCGGGCGGGCAGGGCCGCGTGGTCCATTGCGCCATCGACTTGCAGCTCCAACCCCTGGAAGGTGATCTCCTGCCCGGCAATGCGCGGACCCAACCCGGACAGGAAGGCCAGCGCCTTGGCCGGGTCCACCATCAACGGCGTGTTGAAGGCGCGCTGGGCGATTTGGGCGTGGTGCATCATGCGCCCTCCTTGGGGTCGGGTTTTTCATCGTCGGTGTCGTCTGCCTCGTCGTCTTTGGCTCTGTCCTGATCCGCACCTTTTGCCCCACCTTCACCCGGCCCTTGCGCCGGGGATCCCGGACGCCGGAAGTCGAGGCCCATATCCCGTTCGCGTTTCCGCTCTGCGGCAATTTCGCGGTCGACCTGTTCGGCGTCATAGCCGCGCTCTGCCAAAGCTTGGGTGCGCGATTTCAGCCCGGCTTCGATCTGCAGGATTTCGGCCGAGGCGTCCTTCATCGGGTCGATCCAGTCCCACTTGGTCGGAAGCCAGGCGCAAGCCTGATATTGCCGCCGCTCGCTGTCATAGCCGGGCAGGTCGAGGGCACCCGACAGCACGGCGGTGTCCATCCAGCGCACCCAGACGGCGCGGCAGAGCTGGAACACCAGCACGCCGTGCTGCCAGGCCGAGATGCGACGGCGGAATTCGATCAGGCTGATCCGCGTGTTGGAGAAGTTTCCCTTGGCCGTATCGCCGGTCAGATAGCCATAGGGCACGCCCAGCGCCGCCGCGATTTGCAGCAAGGTGCGGTACTGGAACGGCTCATAGGTGCCTCCCGAGTCTGGCGTGGCAGGAGTGGACACATCTTCGCCGGGATCGAGCCGCACCACCTGGCCGGGTTCAACCTCCAGATCCTCCTCGGTCGGTTCCAGCGGGGTTTCCGGGGCGGGCGAGGTGATGAACATCGCGAACATCGCCGCGATCTTCTTCCGCTCCAGTTCGGCGTCGTCGTATAGGTCCAGCGTGAACAGCTTGACGATGGCGGCCGCGAACCGCGACACGCCGCGCAGCTGACCCGCCTCGACCGGGTCGAGGACATGGATCACGTCTGCCGCCGCGACACGAACGGTTTCCCCAGCCAGCCCCGGATCGGTCAGATCGCCGGGATGGCGGCGCAGGAAGTGGTATGCGACGCGGCGCCCGATGCCGTCGAACTCGATCCCCTGCCGGATCAGCCCGGCGCCGGGCAAGGTGCGGTTCATGTCGAGGGGCAGCATCTCGGCGGGCAGCATCTGCAGTTGCAGCGGGACCGTCAGACCATCCTCCACGCGACGGGGCCGGATGCGGATGAAGACCTCGCCTGAAAGGAACACCTCGCGCGCGGCCCGGCGCTGCAGGCCATAGAAGTCGGTCAGGCCTTCGGCATCGGCATCATCGGTCCAGGCGAGCCACAGCGCCTGCAGCTCTTCCTTCTTGGCGGCATCGGCGAGGATTGAAGACGGTTTGATGCCATCGCCCACCACATTGCTGGCGAAGCTTTCCACCGCATTCGCCGCATATCCGTTGTTGCGCACCAGCCAGCGCGCCCGGGCGGTGATCGTGTCGCCGGAAGCCGCGATCAGCGTGTTCACATGGGCGCGGCTGGCGCGGAAACCCCGAAGCCACCGGTGGGCTTGCGCCGCGTCAAATCCGCCGATGATGCTGCCGATGCGTTGCCGGAACGCTTCAAACGCCATGGATCACAGGCCCTTCGAGGCAACCATGCCCCAGCGCCGACGACGAGGGGTGCCGGTGGTGGCCGTGGCAATTCGGGTTTCCAGATCGCTGATCGCGTTCGCCAGCTCGGCGTCCGACCCATAGTTGATCGATTTGCCGTCATAGCTGACCGACCGGACGCCAGCGTAGCGTGCCTCCTGCAGTGCGGCCAACAGGGCGCGCATCCGTTCCAGATCCATCTCAATCCCTCATGAAGTTTGGTGTGTAAGCCCGGCGTTTCCGCCGTGGCGTTGTCGGTGTTCCGGCTTTCGCCGGGGTGGGCGACACGGGTTCAGTCGCGATGGCAGGCGGGGGCGCCGGTCGGGTTTCCACCCCGGCCTGCGCCTCGAGCCGTCGCCAGGTCGCCTCATCCCAGCGATCTGCGCCCATGATCCACGCCGCCGCCCGCGCATAGACCCGGGTGTCGAGCGCCTCGTTGCGCTCGCGCATCTTCTGCCATTCCTGGTGGGCATAGCCCCGCTTGTTGCGCACCGTGACCAGCTGCTCGGCCACCAGCTGCTTCAGCCATTCAGTGTCGATCCAGTCGGGCAGATGCACGGTGCCGGGGGCGTCCAGCACGCCCAATGCCCGGTCTTCGTCCGAGGGGCGTTCCAGCCGCAGAAAGCGGTAGGTTTCGGTCTTGAACGTCGCGGTGGCAACCGACCACAGCCGCGCACCCCGGCGCAGACGTTTGCCGCCGATGGTGGCGTCGACAAAGGTCGGGCCTGACACCGGCGTCGCGCGGTTGAACCCTTCGAGGCCCTTGATCGGCGCGACCTGGTCGAAACCTTGCTTGCGCGCCCATGCGTAAACAGCCGGGGCTTCATAGCCCGTGTCGATGGCCAGTTTGCCGATCAACATCACCGCGCCATTCGCGCAGGTCCATGTCCGACCGAGCAAGGCCGTCAGCTTGTCCCAGCAGGCTGGATCGTCCGGACCACCGGCGATGACGATGTGATCGACCATCCAGGACTCCAACCCTCGGCCCCAGGCCCAGACATCGACCTCGATCCGGTCCTTCTGCACATCGACGCCAGCCGTAAGGAACAGACCGCCAACCGGGATCTGCACGCCCGCGTAGCTTTCGCGACGTTCGGCCAGCCGCTGCCACTCAGGGGCTTCGCCCGACTCCACCCAGGTCTCGCCCAGCAGGGTGTTGCGCGCGACGCGCAGCATTGCCTCCGAGCCTTGCGCCGCCAGCCATTCCCGCGCGACCTGCTGCCAGCTTTTCCAGCCCAAGGGCGAGTACAGCGCCGAGATATGGAACCCGATGGAATGCGGGTCAGCGGAAACGGCGGTTGCGCGCCACTCGCCTTGCTCCAGCATCCGCGTCTTGTGATGCTCGGCGATGGGTTTTTCGCAGCCCTCGCAATGATAGGCAGCGGTGTCGGGCCGCCCCTTGTCCCAGCGCAGGCGTTCGAACTGCAGCCATTGCATATGACCACAGTGGGGGCAGGGCACGAAATACCGGCGCTGATCGCTGGCATCAAACTCCCGCTCAATTCGCGACAACCCCCGGATTGTCGGGGTCGAGACCATGAACACCTTGCGCCGGTGCGAGAACGTAGTGGTGCGCGCTTCGGCCAGAGTGACCGGGTCGCCTTCCTCGTCAGCCGAGGCCGGATAAGCGTCCACCTCGTCCAGAAAGATGTATCGCGCAGGCATCGACCGCAGGCCAGTGGCACTGTTGGCGCCGGTCAGCACCAGGATGCCGCCGGGGAATTCCTTCGACAGCATCGAATTGCCCGCGTCGCGTGACCGGGCGGGGTTGACCCGTTCGCGCAGCGCAGGGGAGTCAGAAATCAGGGGGTCCAAACGACCGCGCGACGTGCGCTTCGCCAGTTCCAGCGATGGCAAGACCGCCAGCATTGGCCCCGGCGCGTGATGGATGACAAAGCCGATCCAGTTGTTGCCAGCCTCTGTGGCCCCGACCTGTGCCGCCTTCATGAATGTGACGCGTTGCGCCGGGTTGCGGGGCGATAGCGCATCCATGATCTCGCGCAGGTATGGCGCGCGGGCAGTGCGGTACCGCCCCGGTTCGGCCGCACCACGCGAGGACAGCCAGCGGTGTTCATCCGCCCATTCCGACACCGTCAGGTCTGGGTCGGGACGCATGCCCTTGCGCCAACTGCGCAGGATGTCCTCGGCCCCGTCAAAGCCAAGGTCGAGGTCTGCGGTCAGGTCATCGTTGGTCGTATCGGCGCTATCCGAGGGAAACTCGGAGATCGGCGAGGTCGTCGAGGTGCTGTCTGACATGGGCTTCCAACACCCTCTGCAGGATCGCGGCCTTGATGATCACCGGTTTGCCGGTCTGTTTTTCCACCTCCGCTGCCACTTCGGCCGCCATCAGGGCCGCCACTCTGCTGGGCCACGTGACCCATGTGTCGCGTTCCTGCCGCGCGAGGCGGAACACCAGAGCCTCTGCCCGGGCGCGATCCACCAACGTGCCCTTCTTCTTCTGGATGCCCAGCTGCTTGTCCTGCGCCTGGTAAACCGTCAGCGCGGTGCGGGCCTTCAGGTAGGACGAGCTGTCCGCTGGCCCGGAAGAGCCGCTATCGCCGCCGGTGCTGCGGCGCTGCTGGTCCGGGTCGGTCATGTCGGCGCGGCGGACATCAGAGGCAGCTGCGTTGATCGAACCATCGCTGTAAACGACCAGCCGACTGGCGCGGCGTGCCTTCTGGATGGCCCCGCGCGACAGACCGGAATGGGCGGAATACTCCCGCTCGGACATACCTTCCATGGCGATTGAGTGAACCTCAAGATATTGAAATTAAACGAAAATAGTCCTCTTATTCAGTTGATTACACTCCCGCGTAGAGCGATTCTGGCTGCAGGAAAACGATGCAACTCAGCCAAGGATGACGCTGCCATGACCATCAAGACCGCCCCCGCAAAAGCCCCCAGCGACGCCTTGCTGTTGGAAATTGCCAGCAAGCATTTCCACAGCATCGAGACGCTGGAGACCCAGAACTGCGACCGGCTGGATTTCCACGATGTGGCGGTTTGGGCGATCCGTGCAGCACTTGAAGCAGCCTACGCCGCTGGCGTCGCCGCCGCTGCGAAACGCTGAAGGAGGGCAGGGACATGACCATGGCCACCACCACCATCCGCATCGACATCGACACGCTGCCCGACCATTTCGACCGCAGCCGCCCCAACGTGGTGGCGGGGGTGATCGAGGCCGCGCTGCGCGAGGGCGGGATCAAGGCCGAATGCTCGGACCTCTTTTCGCACATCAAGATCGACCTGCCGACCGCGCAACTGGCTGCTGCCAGCGCCGTGCTGGTCGATCTGCAGTTGATCTGAGGCGACGCCATGAGCACCCGCGCGCAGATCGCCATCCAGATCGGCCCCGAGGAATGGGCGCATGTCTACGTCCATTTCGACGGGTATCCCGCCCACATGCTGCCCGCGCTGGCGCGCTGGAAGCCCGAGGACATCCTCACCGCCCGTGAAATCCGGCAGGTCACGCCCGAGGCGCTGGATTGCTTCAGCCCTCCCCGTGCGCCGCGCATCCTGTCCCGCCCGGCCCGAGAATTCGCCCATCTCTACATGTGGATCGGATGCCAGTGGGTGCATGTCGTGCCCCAAGCCGAAGCGGATCGAACAGCGCCGGGAGTGTAATCAGAAGGAACTGATATTGCTTTGAATTACCCACACTAGAGCGTGTCGCGGTTCATGCGATTCAGGATTCCCGATGTGTGCGGTTTGTGATTCAGTGATCTGGCCAGATTTTGGGGGTCAG